ATGAAGTCATGGAGTGGGATGCCACTGATGACCTCACTGAATATACAGCTGCTGATGGTATGGAGGCAGCTGCAATGTGGGATTTGCCTGAAGCTTTTGTCTGTATCATCAGATCAGAGGCAAAGAATGGTAAGATTACCGAGAAGGCTTATCGTTCCAGCACTGCTGCAAAGAAACACTTGCTCAAATGCGTAAACAAGAAAGAGAGAGTCTTAATTCTCACTGACTCAACCATCTCTATGCCTTTGATTGATGACAACGACGATGCTTAACTTTTATGATCTTGCAGACTTACTAAGTCTTGATGGCAATTCTGTAGACTATGACACAGGTGAGGTTTTCTATCTACCTGAGTCACTTCATCTTATGATCATGCTTGCAGCTCTTGGTAAGATTACGGTAGGTCGTGATGAATTTCATCAACCAACGTTTTTCATTCCTGACCTGAACATCAGTACCATTGAACAGTACTGTGAGGCTCATCCATCCGATCCCCAATGCAAATGCTATGAAGTTTAAACCGCTGACACAAATCGAGATTGACAATCTTGATGAGCACCAATACTCCATGTTCCTAGCTTATGGCGACACCTTCACAGATCCAAAGACAAGTCAAGTTGGAGGAAGAGGCGTTGAGTTGTGGGAAGGAGAAGCTTCACGACTCATTGCAGAGGCTTCAAGAGAGAAGCTATGCATCAGCAAGTGTGTATGGAACAGCAAGTATCTCAGCGGCATTACCTGATGTCATAGAGAGTGTTGAAGTTGAGTTAAAGAAGCTTCGTAAGGGTCAGGCGGGTCAGTATTACAAGCCAGTGTCTGAGCACATTGATAATCTTGAGTCATTAGCTATTGCTACTATTGCTCTCAAGGTTACCTTTGATTTAGTGTTCAGCATGAAACGTAATGCAGATCTACTCACCAATGTATTGGTGTCCATTGGCTCTGCTCTTGAGGCTGAGTGTAAGTTCAGGTGGTACAAGAAGAACCATCCTGGTCTTATGAAGTATGTTGAAGAGAAGTACTATCATGAGTCATGTGGTACTGAACAGAAACAAGCAATTGCTTCTGTCATCTTCGGTCGTAAGAACATTCATTGGCCTACGTGGCACATCAAAACACGAGCATCTCTTGGAGCTTGGTGTCTTGATCGAGTCATGAGCACCACTGGATGGTTCGAGAAGAGCCTTGAGAAGCGTGGGAAGCGTATGCTGACCCGTGTTGTACCTACGCCTGCTTTCATGGAGGTCAGAGACCAGCTCATCAGCACTGCTGAGATGTTTTCCGGCATTCCATGGCCTATGCTTGTGGAACCTAATGACTGGACAAACGAAAGGTCAGGAGGGTACCTCACAAACGAGCTAATGCGGGGTCATGAGCTGACTCGACGCGGTAACCACCACATAAAACACGGGGAAACACCGCTGAGGTTTTTAAACAAGCTTCAGAAGGTGAGATACTGTGTCAACCCTCATGTCTTAGAAGTTGCTAAGCACTTCAAAGAGAGGGGGGTGAAGATTGGTAAGTTCATTCCATTATGTGAAGCGTACAAGCCTCCTAAACCTCCTGACATTGAGGAGAATGATGAAGCTAGACAATCCTGGAAACGGGAGATGGCTGAGTCATACAATGCTGATCGACTGAACTTCAAGAGATCAGTAAGAACAAGAACTCAGCTAGAAGCAGCTGAGAAGTTCAAGGATGAATGCTATTTCCTTTGTTGGTCTTTTGATTATCGAGGGAGAGCGTATCCTATTCCTGCATACTTAACACCTCAGGATACAGACTTTGGTAAGAGCCTGATAAGGTTTGCTGACGAGTCTTTTGTTACACCTGAATCAGAGGAGTGGTTAGCTTTTCAAGTTGCTACTACCTTTGGTCTAGACAAAGCTACAATGGCTGAGCGTCTGGAGTGGGTGGAGAACAACCATGACTTGATCACAAAGATCGCTACCGATCCCATAGACAATCTTCCTGAATGGGAGGGTGTCGAAGAACCATGGCAATTCATGGCAGCATGTCATGAGTATTACCACTGCTGTATTGAATGTGATAAACAGCATACTGGTCTGATGGTTGCTGTTGATGCTACCTGTTCTGGTCTACAAATCCTGGCAGGTCTTGCAAAAGACCAATCCACTGCTAGTCTTGTTAATGTTTGTCCAGGTGACAAACCTTCTGATGCTTACAAAGCAGTAGCTGAGGAAGCCAAGAAGTATCTTCCTAGTGAGATGCATCCTTGGATGACAAGGAAGACTACCAAACGCACCGTCATGACCATCCCATACAATGCAACCAAGTCGTCATCATGGACGTACATCAAGGAAGCATTGATTGAGCAAGGGTTTGAGCCTACCAAGGAACAGATCTCTCAAGTAGTGGATGCTGTCTATCAAAGTATGGATGCTATTGTTCCTGGTCCTATGCGTGTTATGCGTTGGATTAAGAAACATGTTGGTCAATACATCAGAGATGGTGCTGACCATGTTGAATGGACCACACCTTCTGGGTTTGTGGTCAATCAGAAGAGGAACAAGAAGGAGACCAATCAAATGGATCTCCAGCTCATGGGACGAACACGTGTTAACATAACGGTGGGTGAGGGAGATCCTTGTCCTACTCGTCACAAGAGCAGCACAGCTCCTAATCTGATCCATTCACTGGATGCATCCATTCTCCATGAAACATTCCAGAGATTCAATGGACCATTCACTGTCATCCATGACTCGGTGTTATGTCGAGCAACTGACATGGGAGCACTTAACAAGCTTGTGCGAGAGACCTACACGGACATCTTCACAAGAGATTGTTGGCTCACTAAATTTGGTGAAGCAATCAATGCAAGCGAGTCACCACCCATTGTCGGTACACTAGATCCTGAGGTTGTCGAAGAGTCAACCTATTTTTTCTGCTAATTCCACTATCATCAAATGACTACTTACGTCACTAAAGAACCCGTCACCCTGGATGGTTATCAAGCCATCCTGAAGCCTTCTGAGTATGGTTTCACCCTCACTGCTATGCTTCCTAAGGAACTCATTGACACCCTTCAGGATGAGCGTGAGGGAGGTTTGGAATGGGCTCGTAGCAAGACCAAGAACCCTAAGCGAGCTGTTGTCAACCCAGAACCATGGGAAGAAGCTAGCGATGGTATGTACCAATGCAAGTTCCGCTGGAAGGACGGTGATAAACTGATTCCTGTTGTCGTTGACACTGAAGGGACAGCCATCACTGATTCCAATCTGCCTCTTTATAGTGGGAGTAAGGTGAAGCTAGCCTTTATTCAGAAGCCTTACGCACTCCCTGCTGGTAACATAGGTACGTCTCTCAAACTTAAAGCTATTCAGGTTGTCAGTCTGAATACTGGTGCTGGTGTTGTCGATAGCGGTGACCTGGACGCTGAAGACGCTGCAGCTTTGTTTGGTGAGACAAAGGGGTTCAAGACCTCTGAACCGAACCCTGAGGCTGCTCCTGACACTTCTGTAGATGAGGACTTCTGAGAGTTCGATGATCTATACGACGCTTACATTGTCCCTGATTCCTACTTTAAAATTTGATGCGTAGTCGCCTGGAAGAACAGGTGGCTGAGTTGTTAGATAAGCTGAACATCGAGTACAGTTATGAACCTGATAAGTTCAGCTACGTCATCGAGGCTAAGTACACTCCTGACTTTAAGGTTGGGGATGTGTACCTTGAGACAAAGGGTTTCTTCAAGCCTGCTGACCGTCGCAAGATGTTGGCAGTCAAGAAGTGTAACCCTGATCTTGACATTCGCCTGGTCTTCCAAGCGCCTTACAATAAGATCAGTAAAAACTCCAAGACCACCTACGCCATGTGGGCTGAGAAGAACGGCTTCATGTGGTGTCCTTATTACGAAATCCCTCTTGATTGGTTAAATGAGCCTAAAGAAAAGTCTTAGTGGCAAGATCCACTTAAGTAAAAAGAAGAAGAGTCGCCGCCCACTCAAGGGTGTCAAGCCTTATCGAGGTCAGGGGCGCTCATGACTTACACTCCAAAAACCTTTGGTCCTAAAGATCGTTTGCGGCAATACTTCTCTGACATTCTGGCAGAAGTGCCGGAAATCGATGATCCTTGTGAGATTGTCGATGCTTTCCTTGAGGAGTTAAATAGCTGGATTGCCTATCACGAAAACTGCAAAGCCACTTATGAGTCTGTCAAAGTCGCCCTCCAAAAGCGAATTTCAGAGACATGAACCTTGCCCCTCGTGCGGGAGCAGTGATGCTCTCGCTCGCTATACTGATGGTCATGCTTACTGCTTCTCCTGTGGCAACTACGAACCCGCTGATGGAGAGCAGACTTCCACTACCTACACCGCTATGATTCAAGGATCTCCAGTCCGCTTAGCCAAGCGTGGATTGTCTGAGGAGGTGTGCCGTAAGTACCGCATCCATAAAGATGGAGATGTATTGCGGTTCCACTACTATGACAATTCTGGTAAGGTTTGTGGTGCCAAGGTTAAGAGTCTTGACAAAACATTCCACTGGGAAGGCAAGAATGTCGATCACCAGTTGTTTGGTCAGAACCTGTTTCCTGATAATGGCGCACGCCTAACCATTTATGAAGGCGAGCTAGACGCTGCTTCTGGCTACACTGCCATGCCTACTTGGCCTCATGTGTCATTACCTGACGGGGCGCAGAGTGCTAAGAGGGCTCTCCAACGTGCTATGCCCTTGCTGCAGGGTTATGATGAGATCGTACTGTTCTTTGACAGTGATGAGCCTGGTCGTAAAGCTGCTGAGGAGTGTGCTCAGATCTTGCCTCCTGGTAAGGTCAAGATTGCACGCATGGAGAAGTACAAGGATGCTTCTGATGCTTTACAAGCTAACGATTCAGAAGCTATCCGACGAGCTGTATGGGATGCAAAGACCTATCGTCCTGATGGTATTGTCGATGCCAAGACCCTGCTTGATCTGCTAACCACACCTGAAGAACCATGTGCTCATGAGTACCCATTTCAAGGATTACAATCAAAGCTTCACGGGATCAGATATGGAGAGCTTGTCACGATCACTGCAGGATCTGGTATCGGTAAATCCTCATTCTGTCGTGACCTTGCAACTCACCTTCTTAACAAAGGAGAACGAGTCGGTTACGTGGCGTTGGAAGAATCCAACCGTCGTACAGCCTTAGGCTTGATGTCTGCTGCTGTTGGTAAATCACTACATCTAGGAGAACATGATCGAGCTACTCTCACCAAAGCATATCAAGATTCTATTGCTAAGTGGAATCTCTTTCTTTTTGATGGGTTTGGGTCTTTTGATCCTGATGTCATTTACAACAGAATTGAGTACCTTGCCACCGGTCTTGAGGTGCGCTGTGTATTCCTTGATCACCTCAGCATCCTCTTGTCAGGGCTTGATGGTGATGAACGGCGCATGATTGACACGACAATGACACGCTTACGTTCACTTGTTGAGCGTACAGGTATTGCATTGTTTCTTGTTTCCCATCTACGACGTACATCATCTGATCAAAACCATGAAGAGGGAGCCCGTGTTACGTTGGGACAGCTGCGTGGAAGTGCAGCAATTGCACAACTATCTGACGGAGTTATCGCACTCGAACGAGATCAACAGAGTGGAGGCAAACACTCTGATACGACTGTTAGAGTCCTCAAGAATAGGTATTCTGGGGAAGTTGGCGTAGCATGTAATCTGACTTATGACCTTTCCACTTGTAAATTTGATGAAACACAATTCCAACCAGAGTTCGACGCAACCACAGACTTTTGAATCTCCACATCAGCAAGCAATGTTGAGTGGTTATAGCAAGGTTTTACAGTTCTCTACTGGTGAGGTTAGTTATCGCCGTATGGCACCTGATGGTTACCCTCTCTACATTGATGTAAACAACGACCCTTACGCCTACTTGAAGCGACCCAATCCTCCTACAGCTGAAGCAATTGAGAAAGCACAATTCAAAGACAAGACGTACGTCTGGAAAAACTCGTGAAACTAGCTTATGATATCGAAACGGACGGATTTGACTCAACGACGATTCACTGCCTTGTTACGCAAGATCTTGTTACCGGTCAGGTATGTGAGTACAATGATCGAGGAGGCGATTGTCGTACTATTTCTACTGGCATTTCTATTCTTGCAGAGGCTGACCTCATCGTTGCACACAATGGTGTCGGGTATGACACACCACAAATCAAAAAGCACTTCCCTTGGTTTGACCACCATCATCAAATAGACACACTCATCCTTAG